CAAAATGTGTTAGACAAAACTACTTTACTTGTTGGTCACAATATTAAGTTTGACTTAATGTGGCTTTGGGAAAGTGGGTTCACTTATGATGGCAAAGTGTATGACACCATGATTGGTGAATATGTATTGATGCGAGGTCAGAAGTGGGGACTAAGTTTACACGACTCTTGTATACGTAGAAAAGTTGCACTTAAGAAGTCTGACCTGACTCACAATTATTTAAAAGATGGTATTGGTTTTGATGCTATGCCTATGGACGTGGTTCAAGAATATGGCATAGCTGATGTAGAATCCACAAAGCAGTTGTATTTTGCACAACAAGAAATATTTAGAAATTCACACAACTCACCGATGCGAAAGCATTTGAAGTTGATGAATGACTTTCTTCCTATACTCACAGTGATTGAACGTAACGGAATCAAGATTGACTTCACAACTTTGGAGAAAGTGCGTCTTGACTATGAGAGAGAGCAAAAAGAATTAAAAGCTAAGATGGAAGAAATATGCCGTGAAGTTATGGGGGATACAAATGTAAACTTTGCATCTCCTGAGCAAGTTAGCCAGTTGATTTACTCACGGAAAGTCCTTGATAAAAAGAAGTGGGCAGAAGCATTTAATATAGGTCTTAACGAAAAAGGTAAACCTTTACTTAGACCACGTTTGAGTTTGCCCCACTTTGCATCATTGGTTAAATCCATGACCACTCGTGTTCACAGAACAAAAGCACAGCATTGCTACAAGTGTCATGGTAAAGGAGAGTTCTTCAAAATACGGAAGGACGGACAAAGATGGAAGAAGGCTACTAAATGCCCTGCATGTTTTGGTGCAGGGTTTATTTATATGCCACTTCCTAAAATTGGTGGACTCACAATGAATCCAAGAGATATTGGAGATGTGTCTGCCAATGGGTTTGCTACAGATAAAACTACGTTAGTAAGACTATTATCTATTGCTAAACATAACGGTAACTTAAAAGCACAAGAGTTTCTTAAGTCTACTATAAGACTAAACGCAGTAGATGTTTACTTATCAAGTTTTGTTGGTGGTATATCTCGTAACACAAGAAGTAATGGTTTGTTGCATCCGAAGTTTAATCAGTGTGTCACTAGGACTACGAGGTTGTCTTCATCAGACCCTAACTTTCAAAATCAACCACGAGGTTCAACATTCCCAGTTAGGGCAGTTGTTGTATCTAGGTTTGACAATGGGTCAATAATGCAAGCTGACTATAGTCAATTAGAGTTTCGTATTGCTGCCCAACTCTGTGGCGATGAAACTATGATTGAGGACATCATGAAAGGTAGTGATGTTCACAAATACACTGCTTCTATTATATTTAATAAGCCTGAAGCAGAGGTAACTAAAGAAGAACGTACTGAAGCAAAGGCACATACCTTTAAGCCCTTATACGGGGGTACTACGGGTACCCCAAATGAGACGGCTTACTATAAAGCCTTTGTTGACAAGTACCCAAAGCTAGGAAAATGGCATGAGACTTTACAAACTGAAGCTATATCGACTGGTGTTGTTACCATGTATACTGGTCAGCAATTCGCTTTTCCAGATACTAGACGACTTGCCAACGGAAACGCATCAGGAGCACCCTCTATCAAGAATTATCCTGTCCAAGGTCTTGCAGGTGGTTGCGTGGTGCCATTGGCACTTATTCACTTACAAAATGAGATTGTCAATAAAAGAGTTGCATCTAAGATTATTAATACAGTCCATGACTCGATAGTCTTAGACGTATATCCTGGCGAAGAAGAAGTTGTAGCACGTATGACTTATGATGCTATGACTAAAGTAGACAAGCAGTTTGAGGAACTTTACAACGTAACTTGGCGAGTGCCTTTGGCTGTGGATTTAGAAATCGGTAAGGATTGGTTGAATATGACTGAATATAACTTGACTAACTCTTCCGAATGTAATATAAATTGAGTTCCAATATCAACAAGGAGTGTGAAACATGGAAACATTACCAGTTGTAAATTCAAATACAAATTTTGAAGATATCGCTAAACTAATCGGTCAAGAAGAGCCCTCTAGTCCTGCTAGAAATATGTTTTTCTTGAAGATAAACAGAGACCATGAAGATGATGAAGGTAATTCACTACCTGCAGGTTCTTGGTCTGTGTCGCTACCTGATAAAACAGTGTATGCAAAAGAGATTGACTTTCAAGTCTTTGTTCAAAGATATCAGTATCTTCACTATGATGCTGAGTTGAATGAGATGGTCAACAAATCTGTGATGGCAAAGAACTTGTACCCACAAACTGAGATACCTGATATGTTAGGTACTTTGAGATGTGGCTCAGTTCCTGCTAGTCAAAGAGAAAGCCTATCAGCAGACAAAGCAATGCAACAAAAGAATATTAAGTGCTTTCGTATGTTGTTTGGTAAAGTTACTTTTCTCGACGCAGTCGATGAAAAGGGTGCAAAGGTAGAAGACGCAGTAGAGGTTCCTATCCTTTGGAGAGCAAGGGGTAGTAATTTTATGCCCATATCTGTTCCTATGGACGCTTTAACTGCACAGAAAAAACCTTTTATCTTTTACAAACTCCACGCTTCTTTGGAAAAGAAGAAGAATGGTGGGTTAGTATATTATGTAGGTAAGTTCGACAATAGCCCTCAACTCGTCGACTTCACTCCAGCTGACCAAGATACCTTGGGTTACTTTATGGACTACATAAATGCCGAGAACACTGCAGTGATGAAGGAATACGATGATGCCTTACGAAAGCAAGGTAAAATGGTAGACCAAGATGCAGTCACTGTAACCTCGGATGACGTTCTGAATGATGATTTGCCCGAGTCATTGACAGGATGAATACAAAACAAGCCGCTATAGTTTCGTTCCTTTCAAGAGCGGCTCGTGGGGAGACAGAAATGTCTCCTCACATTATCAATGAATTTGCAGAGAACTGCAAACAAGCCTTAAACAAACAATTCAACGAAAAGAAAACAGACTTTAGATTAAGAATGAGTAATATTGGCAAACCTCTTTGTCAATTACAGATGCAAGCCTTAGGAGCAGAAGAAGAAACACCTAGCTACGATTTTAAAATGAGAATGGCTATGGGAGACGTGCTAGAGGCTTTGATTATTGCAGTGATACAAGCATCAGGAATAGAAATAAAAAATAAACATGGTAAAGTAAAATTACCTTTAAATAAAAAAAGTTCAATAGAAGGTGAATTTGATATTGAATTAGACGATGGAATTTACGATATAAAAACTGCATCCCCATTTGCTTTTGAGAATAAATTTAAGCCTGACGATGCTTATGAAAGAATAAAAGAATCCGATGCTTTTGGTTATGTTACACAAGGTCATGGCTATGGTATGGCTAGTGATAAACCATTTAAAGGTTGGATTGCTCTCAATAAGTCAACTGGGGAAATAACTATTGCAGAAGCAAAAGATACTAAACAAGAAAGAGAGGACGTGTATGATAAGATACAACACACTTATAAATCGATATCTAAGCGAAAGGCTTTTCGACGGTGTTTCACCGATGTCGAGGAAGTCTTTTATAAAAAACCTACAGGTAATCGGACCTTGGGGATTGAGTGCAGTTATTGTCCCTACAAGACAAGATGCTGGAAAAACCTCGAGTTCAAAAGACAATTACCAAGCAAAGGAAGAAACCCCAAGTGGATTTGGTACACCCATATCACCGAAGAGTGGCGTAACACTGACGATTCAGTATAAAGGCACTGACGGCTCTCCTATTGCAAAAATATTTAAGATAAGTAGAGAGAGAGCAGATGCCTTTATCGAAGAACTCAACAGCCAAGTCCCTTTCCCGACCCTCGAAACGAAAGGTCAGAAAGTTACCATCCCAGCGGCTAACATCACAGAAATCCGTATTGAAGAAGAAGAGGATGTCTCCAAGGTCAGCAAAAGCAAAGGGAAGAAAGCTACAGACATGGGTAGCAGAAAAACTACTGAGTCTACTTAAAAGAGTAACTGAGTTGGACATCAAGTCTACTCCTATGGGAGTCAACGGAGTTGATGTCCAGTTATCTACAGTTGCCTATAAACAATTCCCTTACAATATCGAGTGTAAAAATACAGAGAGAATGACTACAATTTATAATTATTATGAACAAGCTGAGTCTCACGATTACAAAGGTGAACCATTATTAATTATAAAGATGAACAGAAGAAAACCTTTAGCTATAGTTGATGCTGAACATTTTATAGAGGTGGTAACAAAAAATGACTAAAATAGTACACGATACATGGCAATCTGTTATGAACCATGAACGTAATCCTTTACGTCACATACCTGACTTAAATACAAGACATATGGTTATGCAAGTGTTAGCATGGATGTGGTGTATAATTTTCTCTATGTATTTTGGAAGTATGTGGGTATTTGGTATAACTGCTGTTGCTCATATATTCTTGATAAGTGCAGTTGTGTTAACAGTAGCTACCTTCGAAACTGCAAAGAGAAAGCCGTCAGTTTTTTTAAGGAAAAAATCATGAGTAAAATAAATTTAAACAGAGGTGATTCTGCCATTATAATCAGACACTTAGACAAAGGTTTTGATGTAGAGATTTATCATAGTCACGATAAAAATTTATTGACAGAAGAAGATACTATGTTCTATGCTTTACTCACAAGAGGCATGGTTCACACTGCTATAAGAGATACAGACCAAGTATTAGAAGATGGACGTCAAAGTATAGACGAAGAAATAGGAAGAGTAACAATACATTGAGACACATGGAGTACATGAAGATGAGGATTAAACAAGCACAAGAACAGTCTGACAATGTAGAGTTGGAAGATATGGTAAATAGTCCTGCTCATTACAATGATTTTGGTATAGAGTGTATTGATGCCATACAAGCTGCTACGGGCACTGAATTTAAGAGTTACTTACAAGGAAATATTATGAAGTATTTGTGGAGATACAAATACAAAGGCAAGCCTTTGCAGGACTTGCAGAAAGCCGAGTGGTATTTATCTCGCTTGATTAGTGTGGTGCAAGATGAGGAAGTCGAAGATAACGATTAGAGTGTCTGCTGAAGTGGATTCGGAAGAGTTCACACTTGACAAAGAGGAGCTTCCATTTATATTGGAAGATATGATTGGTGACCTACTACATGAAATAGTTGGGTTACAAACAAAAGATGTAACTATAAGGGTATTAAGATGAAAAGTAACGTAACTTTACCAACGTATTATCAACAATTTATTCACAAGTCTAGGTATGCAAGATGGCTTGATGATGAAAACAGAAGAGAGGAATGGCATGAGACTGTGGGCAGATATGTAAACTTTATGAGTTCACATCTTTTGAAAAAACATAGTTATACCATACCTGACAATGTTAAAGAAGAACTGCATGAGGCTATACTTCACTCTGAAGTTATGCCGTCTATGAGAGCTATGATGACTGCAGGCAAGGCTTTAGATAGAGATAACACTGCAGGATATAACTGTTCTTATTTGCCAGTAGATGACCCAAAAGCATTTGATGAAGCTATGTATATACTTATGTGTGGCACTGGTGTTGGCTTCTCTGTGGAGCGAGATTGCATAAGTAAGTTGCCTGAAGTTCCTGGATTATTGTTTGATACAGAAGAAACTATTATTGTCAAAGACAGTAAAGAGGGATGGGCAAAAGCTTTCCGTAAGCTATTGGCTTTACTATGGGCAGGAGAAATACCCAAGTGGGATTTGTCTCTTGTTAGACCTGCAGGTGCTAAACTAAAAATATTTGGTGGTAGGGCATCAGGACCAACACCTTTGGATAATTTATTTCGATTCACAGTAAAAGTGTTTAAAGAAGCAAAAGGTAGAAAGTTATCTAGCCTAGAGTGTCATGACCTAATGTGTAAAGTAGGAGAAGTAGTTGTCTCTGGTGGTGTAAGACGTTCTGCTATGATAAGTCTATCTAATTTATCTGACGATAGAATGAGACATGCAAAGACTGGAGAGTTTTACAAAACTGAGCCACAACGACAAATGTCAAATAATTCAGTAGCTTACACAGACAAGCCTGACCCATACACATTTATGAGAGAGTGGCTTTCTTTAGCTGAGTCTGGTACTGGAGAGAGAGGTATGTTTTATCGTGGGGCGGCTAAGAATAAGGCGGCTGAGAATGGCAGAAGAAATCCTGAGTATGACTTTGGCACTAACCCATGTAGTGAGATTATACTGCGTCCATATCAGTTCTGTAATCTGTCTGAGATAATTGTCCGTGGCAGTGACACTGTTGAGGACTTGAAAAAGAAAGTTCGTGTAGCTACTATAATAGGTACGTTTCAGTCTACCTTAACTCACTTTCCATACTTACGTAAGATATGGCATACTAACACGTCTGAGGAGAGGTTGCTAGGTGTGTCCATGACAGGCATTATGGATAATGCTATTACTAATGGCAAAGATGATAAAACAGATTTAAATTATGTTCTGCAGTTATTAAAAGAAGTAGCCGTTGATACTAATAAAGAGTTTGCTGAGGCTATGGGCATACCACAATCCACTGCGATTACTTGTGTAAAACCATCAGGCACAGTTTCACAACTCACAGATTCTGCGTCAGGTATCCATGCAAGACATAGTCAGTATTACATAAGAACTGTACGTGGAGATAAAAAAGACCCACTCACACAATTTATGATGGACCAAAACATACCATGGGAAACTGATGGATGGAGTCAAAGCAATGCTGTATTTAGCTTTCCTATCAAAGCACCTGATATGTGTGTGACTAGAGATGATATGTCAGCTATAGAGCAACTAGAGTTTTGGAAAATCTATGCTTCTAGTTGGTGTGAGCATAAGCCATCTGTAACTATATCTGTTGGTAAAGATGAGTGGCTAGAGACTGGTTCTTGGATATATAAGAACTTTGATATAGCTTCAGGCTTGTCTTTCTTACCAAGAAGTGATATGGTGTATGAACAAGCACCTTATCAAGATTGCACGGAGGAACACTACAAAGAGTTTTTAACTAAGATGCCTGAGTTTATTGATTGGTCAAAACTTGCTGAGTATGAAAAAGAAGATAATACTGTAGGTAATCAAACATTAGCTTGTACAGCAGATAGCTGTGAAGTGGTGGATATAGGTTAAAATATGGCTATTGTTGACAGATTCTATATACAAGGACAACGAGACTTTTATAGGACGAAGAAGACTAGACGTATTATACATGAGTCCACAAACCCATTTAATCCCTCTTCTTTTAGAGGGAAAGAATGGTTGAGAGGATTTAATCATAGTTACTTTAAAAATCTAAGGAGAAACAAAAGTGAGAGAAATGTTACTAGCCGCACTTAAATCCTACTATGTAGGATACATAAATAAGCATATTGCGAATGTAGAAATATATTTAAGCAGGTCAACAGGTATTGGAGAGCACTCAGATATTATAGAGGCTATGGATAAAGAGATAGAGCAGATTGATAAATATGACGCACGACTATCCATGATACTTAAGTATTTAGAAAGAAAACAGCCAGAGGAAACTACTGAAAGCAAAAAGAAGTGAAGCCGTCAGTAAAGGACCGAAAGAAGTTTGATATTGATTTAAACTACGGAGAGGTCCGAGAAAAACAAGTTGCAGATATGCTTCAGAATAAAAAGATTGAAGTTAAATCTGAAAGAGATATGTGGCAACGAACTGGCAATATAGCAGTGGAGTATGAAAGTTATGGTAAACCTTCGGGAATCAAAGCAACAGAATCAGATTATTGGTTTCATAACCTATGTATTGGGGATGAAACCTATGCAACACTTGTTTTTCGGACTGATGTTTTACGCAGTATTATTGACTCTCTTGACTACACTAGAACAGTAAAAGGGGGCGACCACAATGCATCGACGATGTATTTACTTAATATACAAAAATTATTTTCATCAGACGTAATTAAGGCATTCAGAGAAAGGAACAAGAATGGCAAAGATAGAGAAACCTCAGAGCCCAGTGTGGAAAAACGCACAGAGGTATAGGGCTAGATTTTTTGATTCACGTTTTCCTATATGTGGCACACATTTAGTGTACGTTGTGGAGGGCAGAAAGTGGGCAAGAATATCACAAGGAGACTTAGTTAGTGACAACAACAGAAGTGCACTAGTTAGGTTTAGAATGAATATAAAAGAATGGGAGAAACTTCCATCAAAGGAAAAGTATGACGATAGAGCTATGGCAACTGTGGCTGCTAATAGCAGTAACGATTAATACAATAATTAATTTAATAGTATTCTTTAAAGGAAGAAAAATAAAAGATGTCAATAAAAAGAATTGAACTTGTAAATGACTTAGACTTAGAGCTTTCGTTAACCTTAAATGGTATAGGTGTTGTAATAGCACCTGAGCACGAAGACCCTTCCTTTAGTGAATACACTTGGGATGATGTACTAAAGACACTCATAGATAGTCACACAGTAGCAGTGTTGAGGAAAGATGATGTAAGGATTAGTGGTAGCAGTAAACAGTTCTTAACAGAAGTTGCAGAGCAGCTTCGTTCACAAGCTAGTAAAATAGAAGAAAAATTAAGTAGTATGGAAGTTATTAATTAGTTAGGCTTGTAATATTTATAGCCTTCTTTCTTTTCTAACATTTTATTTGTTTGGTCAACAGCAGGACTTTGAGCCTGTTCTTTTTCTATGTTAAGTGCTACAGTAGCCACTCCCTGACCAATAGCCCCTTTACCAAAAAGTATTTCTCTAAACTTTTGTCCTTTAGTTAACTCTTTCATAGAGCCCATACCTGATACTAAATCTACAAAAGTTTGATTAGTGAACAATTCACTTATTCTCTTTTGTGCAGATAGTCGGGCTACACCACTAGCAAACTTAAAGAAATCTAATGTAAACATGTTACCTACTAACTGGGCACCTGATAATGCTGAACCTGCATCAGTGCCTGCTTTCTGTACAGTGGCTACATAAGTTGATAATCCATCTAAAACCTTAAAATCTTGTTCCTTTAATATCCGTTTAAATATAGGTGTAGTTTGGATTAAGTTATTAAATTGCATCAGCTTATTTGCATCAATTGATACAGTTCCTACTCTTGCTGTTGGAGAGTTTTGTGTTACTAGTTTTAATATTCCTCCCCCATTATTTTCAAGAGAAAATATAGACTCTAATAAACCTTTCCGTAAATTTTCAACTTGTTGAGCAGAAGAAAGAGCAGGACCTACACCCTCTTTTGTTAAAGGTCCTGAGATTTGAGTTACATCTAACATTTTTCTTAATGTTGTAGTTAATTTTTTGGGGTCTTGTAATATGTCTGTAAAAATTTGACCGAAGGCAGTATCAGCGTCCAAATCAGCACCCACTAAATCTCTGAAACCTCCTTTATTCAGTTCAGTTATAGTCCGTGATGCCGCTCGTAATTCAAGTTCATCAGTTTCTGTTATACCTAACTTACGTAATGCAGATTTATCAAAAGAGTCTAAATATTTTAAAAGAGCATCCTCTGCTTGTTTTGAATCTGCATATCTTTGAGATATGGCTAAAATCTTATCATTAAGAACTTTTCTAAACATTTCCTGAAGATTTGTCATACCTAATATATCATCTTCAGTTACTTTTGCTGCACCTTTTCTACCTTTTGCTGTTCCTTTTTTAATTGCTTCTATAAGACCAGGTCCATCTAATTTATTTAATTCTCTTTTTACATAACTCTCTATCTTCCCCATATTTTCTAACGTAACAGTCGGTGATACAGAAGGACCCGCACTTGTTGGTCCTTTACCACCTATTAACGCTGTTGGGGTTTCACCTGGTTCTTTTATTCCTGTTAGCTTTGGTTTTGCTCCTTCTCTCATAGATATTTGTATTTCTGTACCTAGTAATTCAAAAGTTTCATTATATTGAGAATTTGCTATTTTTAAATTTTGGGCAAGACCAGGGACTTTTTGATTAGGTTTACCTATTAAATCTAACAATCCTTTTCTCAAATCCATAGAAGCTTTAAGTAATGATGGGTTGGAAGTTGTAAGTCCTTCCCTGTATAATTCTCTAGCCATCTTACCATAACGAGATGCGAATAATAGTAATATTCTGCCAGGGTTATTTGCTATCTTATCAAAATCTGCTGCTTCTCCAGGGTATAATTTTTTGTAATCATTTATGGCGGCAGTAATCTGTTGTCTGTTTAGATTTCCTTTATTATCTACCACTTTACCTAACTTAAGAAGAACTCTAGTTAAATTGTTAAAAGCCGACTCTCCTCTAACTTCAGGTAAAACATCTCCTTTGATACCTTTTTTGCCTGCTTGTGTGGTTGGTATTATATCTTGACCAATCACAGGTATTAATTTTCGTATGCCGTCTAAATTGTATGTTACATTAGCTGTTTTTTCAAATACCTTATTGTATAAACCTTCTGCTTCTCTTGCTCTTAAGAATTTAAATATATTTGTTAGCTCTATAAGACTTGTTCCTGCCTTTCTATAATCAATCTCTGTAGCTGATTTTTTTGTGCTTTGATAAAATTTACCAATGTTATTAACTAAATCTCTAAACTCTCCAAAATTACCAGCTCCTATATTTTCTTTATATTTTGTAATATAATCAACGGCTGATTGCATTTGTTTTCGTACTCTGCCTGGAATTACAGCAGTAGTTTGTGCAGCTAAACTAGCTATTCTTCTTATTATAACATTATCTTTGACCTGAGAAAGTATGAGTCCTTCTAATGGTATACCAATATCTAAGTCTCCTCCAGCTTGTGTTTTCTTTACAGTATCAATAGATTTTACTGCAGATTCATAGTTACCAGGGGTTGCTTGTTGCTTTGCATAAGTATTTAATTTTTTAGAAACTGCATTTTTCATAAGCTTTAGTGTAGATTTTAACCTACCAAATAAAGGGAAAGTTTCTAATACACCAGATAATTCTTCCATGCTTGTACCCGCCCCAGGTATTAGAACAGTTCCTATTTTATCTAAATAATCCATCGCATCATTTAGTTCATCATCTTTAATATCAATGGATTCTTTTATAAATTGTCTAAATGCTTCTTTACCTTTACCACCAGTGTATAATAAATATGCTAATGTTAAGGGTGCAACTACTAAGCCTGCAACAGGTAATGCTATTCCTACTTTTGCAGCTACAGCTGTAGCACCTGCGAATACAGCTACACTTGCACCTGCTTCATAAGCTAAATTTATACTGGCTCTAGCTAATCCGTCTGTAAATGTTTTTGTTACTGTTGAGTATGGAGTAAATGTGCCATCTTCTCTTTTCACAGATACATAGTATTTTGGTTCTAAAAGTCCTGCATCTTTATCAAACTTATATCTAAAGTTACCCTCACCTAACTTTTGATTTAATACTTCCACAAATTCTTTTTCATTGTCTGCTAAACCAAATAGTGCTTGTTCTAAGCCAGATTTACTACTAATTATTCGTGAAGTTTCTGTTTCAGTTGCAGGTCCTACTATTTGATTTATGTCAGATATTATAACAGGCTCACCCTCAACTAAAGCACGGATTCTTTTTTCATATCCTTCTTTATTTATTCTTTCTTGCTCGGGACTTCCTGGAAATATGGTATCAGGGTCAGTATCTGTAACTGTTTTGGTAAGAGGGTCATATACACCTCCCATTTCTGATATAGGAAAAGGTGCATTTTTATCAACAAAACCTCGTAGTGGGGCAGGAACTATATTTCTGACTCTCTCTGCACCCATGTATTCTGTATCTTCTTCAACCCCTGCGGCACTCGGCAGTTGCCCTTCAGGTAAAGCGTCAAATCCAAGTCCTGATTTACTTGTATCTTTGCCTGATATATCTACGTTAATAGGAGGTTTCTCAGGTTCTGTTGAGCCTGGCTTATAATACTGTCTGTATCCCATTAATTATGTTCTCCGTTGCACACTTGGTAAGAAAGAATTAGGTCTGTTAAATACTCTAAGTACATCTTTGTTAGATGAGTTTGGTACAACACCCCAGTTGTCGGTACTTGTTCCAGTTGTTTTACCTGCGTATTGTCGTTGTTGGTCACCTGTTAGAGTTTTATATATTCTAATGTCGGTAAGTGCTGTTTTAACTTGAGATGCGATTAAGTCCATCTTGTTAAAGTAATCATTCTGTCTTTCTTCACTTAGACTGTTTGCTTGTTCAGTTGTTAAGATTTGGAAGCCCATAGCTCTTGCAGCTGTATGCATAAGTCTTGTTGATATAGTTGCATTTTCATTTATTAGTTTTCCGTCTTCTTCTAATTTAAATGGTACATTAGCCTGTATCTCAGCATCAGTTAATGGAACATCTATAGGTATATTTAAGTCATTCTGTGCTATTCTAAGTGCACTATCTTTTAATAGAGCAGTTTGTAACCCATAGAGAGATGCTATAGCTTGTGTGCTACCTATATTCCTTTGGATAACTGCAACATAGTCTAATACTATGGCTAAGTCTCTATCTGATAATCGTGGGTCATTAAATAACTGGTCTTTTGCAGCAGCTATTAATTTTATACCTTGTTGATTTAATGTCTGAAAGTTTTGTGCGTCAAACTGAGTTCCTGCTAATATATCTACATTGGATTTGAACAATGCATTCATTATATCGGTGGCTGTGCTAATTCCTCCAACTATTTTATCAACAGCAGATACGTATGCAAGTGGTGTAGTTTCTAATTTGCTTAATATACTTCCTATATTAGCCATGGATGATGAATTAATTTTTAGTGCTTCTATATTTTTTTGTATTTCTTTAGGTTTCATATTAGATACTTTGCCTATACTACTTCCTGAAGAAGCCCCTGTATTTCCATACTGATAATTATCTAGTATTACAGTTTTGGTGGATACATTGCCCTTATCATCTATTTCAAATATTAATTTAGCAGGTGCTCCATCAACACTCACAGTTGGAGCACTATACATTTTTCTAACTTGTGCAGTTACTTTTGCTCTGTCTGCTCCTGGATTGTTAGCGATTAATCCATCAACTATTTCTCTAATTTCTTTTTCAGCTTTTTCTTCGCCTTTTGGAATAGCTTTTGGATACACACCAAGTATTGATGATTCGATTGCACTAAATATTTCTTCGGCTTTATCTATCTCTCCGTTTTTGTACAAAGATTGAGCTATACTTAATTGTTTAGGTAATTGTGAAATTAAAGATATTTGATTTGGTTCAAACTCGCCAGGAGTTGTGATTGTTGCATTTTGAATTGTCTTAAGATGGTCAGTTAAATAAGTGTATCTACCATAATTATCTTTTTTATTTTTTTCTTCGGCATCTAATGTAGCTACAAATGCTTTAGGGTCTATTACACTCTTAGGAGAATATGCAGGTGTAACTGTATTCTTCATTATTTGTCTTACTTGAGCTTCATCTAACTGTGGGTTACGTCTCATAAACTCTTGAAATACTTCATCAGGGGACGCAGTTTTGAATAAACTCATTGCTTTGTCAAATATGCTTAGTTCTTTTTGGTCTGCAGGCATACCAGCTAAAATTGCTTTGTCTTCTTTTGCAGGTAACATTTTCTCAGTCTGAAGCACAGCCATAGTTGGTATAGGCTTACCTTTTGCTACGTATGCGTTAGCTAAGTTTTTAAGGTGGTTCATAGAGGACTTGTTGTTGCCTCCATATACTTTAAATATATTATATACAACATCTTTATCTATAGCTAATGATTTAGCCACAGCCTCAACATTACTCATATAAGTTCTATTCTTTGCTTCAGCTTCATTTACTTTATCTTTGAGTTGTGCAAAGCGTTCACCAACTTTTAATACAGCAGCTTCCTTAGTCTCTCTTACATCACTTATTCTTTGACTAAGACGGGGGAGTGCCCCTCTCATTATACCACCTAGTGTTATTGCCATTACATTGTCTCCTGTCTAGCCATCAACCCTGTTGGAACAGGCTTCTCTAAATTTTCTTCCATGGGCATATCAGGTTTAGCACCTTTCACATTGTATTCATCAAATTTTAGTTTTTTATCTTTGAAGTCTGTTATTTTTTCTAATGCTTGCTCAACTTCATTAGCATCATCATTGTCTGTTACTTTATATTGTATCTCAGCTTGGTCAGCTAAGTACATCATAAACATACCTAAATCTTCTCCTAATAGTATAGCTACATCAGGATTATATAATCCCTCGGCAAACCCTGCAAGTAACAATGAGTCTACTAAAGTGGACACAGGTATTCCTGCTTGTAGCAAACTTAATAACTGTGCACCATTAGCATCATCATCAAACTTATCTATATAATATTCTAATGCCTCTTCTGATGTGTTAAGTCTTGGTGGCTTATCCCACGGGTATAATCCTGGAGTTTTTGTCAAAGATTGTCCTGGAATAGGAGTGTCAAACATTGAACGCTCCTTACCACTTGGCATTATAGTAGTATCTGTTAAATTAATGTCCATGTGTTTCTCTTTATGTTCGGGCTGTTAAAAGTCCTAATTGTTTCCTGAGTATAGAATTATACTGACTTACAGGCTCGAATGTTGTGCCCTCTACAGGAGCGGCTGATGATAACCGACTTCTAAATTTAGGACCTGTTCTACTGATGCCCCTTCTATATTTACTATATATTTCAGGAGCTTTGGGTCTGGGTGTTTGTGTTTGTATAGTGGGTTGTCTGTTTTGTGTCATTCTATCTGTGACAACTTTAGTTAATATAGGTGCTACAAAGCTAAACATGTATTTCTCCTTTAACCATATTTATCAAATGCTGCTAAACCAATGTTAGCTATAAAATCACCGATAGCATTAGATGATGCCTCGTCCAAATATTTATCGTACATATCTGCTGTTACTCTAGCATCTAATATTGCCATTGCATAGTTAAATGCTCTATCTTGTGAATTTTCTGATGAAGTGTATGCATAGTCTGCTTCATCTCTAAACTGTTGCCATATATTATTAAGAGCAGTATTAGATATGTTGAGGTAGTTTGCTGCGTTTATTTGATTAGCTGCATTTACAGCCGCAGTGTTTGCAGTGTTTACATTTCTACGCCAAGTGGCGTTAGACTGTGCAATTTCTACAGCATTCTTTGTGTTAAACTGGTCTCTAGCATTTTGCATAGTGGCACGGAATTGATTTACTGCATTTGCTTGTCCTGCATTAAACTGTTGTTGTGCATTGAATTGTGTAGAATTTAATTTATTTATATCAGCAGTCAAAGTCTCGAAGAACTGATTGACCTGATTTTGACTTGTCGCATTAAAGTTTTGTGCAGCGTTTTGTGCTGCTTGGTCTGACAACAGTGTCTGCATTTTAGCTTGTTGATTTATGACTTCTGCTTGCTGTGAATTACTTAAATTAGACATATCCATCTGTAAGAAACCTTGTGCATTTAGCACCATAGCCTGTTGCCTATTATTAAGATTTGCCATGTCCATCTGTGCAAGAGTTGCAGCATTAGCTAAGCTAGTTGCTTGTGCGTTGCTTAAATTCTGTAGATT